AGCGTTATAATTCAGAAGAGCAAGACGAATCTAAATAAAGCAATCGATAATATCTACTTTGAATCGGGACTCATTAGAGAGAATAACCTCGATACATTATTAGACTAAAATAAAAATAAAAAGATGGAAAGAATACCATTAAGAAACAACGGTTTGATAACCAAAAGTGAATATGTTGGAAAGACACACGAGGATGCCAAAATATATGCAGAAGAAGGTGGATTTACAACCAGAATAGTCGAAGAGGACGGAAATGCATTTATACTTGAATATAGTGTAAACGATAGAAGACTCAATTTCAGAACCAGAAACGGTGTAGTTACCGATGTTTTCTGTGGTTAAAAAACACAAAACAAATGAGTAAGAAAAATAACACAAAGAACTTAGTCACCGACGTAGAGGTTGCTAAAAAATTAATCAACATATATCAAAGTTCACAGGACAGGAAGATAGACTTCAACCTAAGTTTTGAGTATGTAAGGAACCTTCTCGAATATAAAACATGTTACTATACAGGTTCTACTTTTCAAGAAGACGGAGTAAATGCCAGATCGTTCGACAGGATAGACTCTGATAAAGGATACATTGAGGGAAATGTAGTTGCGTGTACTATAGACATCAACGGCAAAAAAGCTAACCTAAGTTTTGAAGAGATTGATTGTCTACACGCCAAATTAGCTAAATTGACTAGTAACCGAAAAAAGAAGATGCCGAAGATACTAATTATCGGAAATGCAAGACACGGTAAAGACACATTAGCTGAACTATTCACTAAACATTTTGGAATGACCTTTAAGTCGTCCTCACATGCAGCGAATGAGATATTTATATTTGACAAACTAAAAGAGGAACACGGATACAAAACATTAGAACAATGTTTTGAAGATAGAGTAAATCACCGTGAAAAATGGTATGAAATGATCAGAGACTATAACGATACCGATAGAGCTAGATTGGCAAAAGAGATAACATCAATGGTTGATTGTTATGTAGGTATGAGAGATCATGATGAGTTTCTAGCCTCCAAAGATCTTTTTGACATAATTATATACGTGGATGCAGAAGGTAGAGAGAAAAAAGAGAGAAACTCTTTTACAATAACCAAATTTGAAGCCGACTTAATAGTAACTAATAAAACAACACTAAGTGACTTAGAATCCAAAGCCATAAAATTAGGAAAACTTATATTCAACTTCTAAAATTCAACTTCTAAAAAACCGGTCAATTATGACCGGTTTTTTTATTCCTTATTTTTATATATAAGGAATGATTTGTAAAAGCACGTTACTGAACATAATTCTAACAGCATTATCGTCATTGGCATACATAACCACTAAGACACTTATGTTGACCGGAATTATAGAAACTTCACCAATTGCAAAGTTGATTGAGGTCGCTTGTTTTATATTTATGTTACCATTCTTCTACCGTATGGTCAGAGACCACCTGAGAAGAGCTAAAGAGGCAGAAGGTCTAAACAAATACACTGACCGAATAAACCTTACACTGATAAATCAATCACACAATCCAGCATTTTATGAAGGTGATTTAGTTCAATGTGCCACACTACTAACAAAAGATGTCACCGAGGTATTAGACGTGGATAGATGTGGAATATGGTTATACTACGAACAGAGTAAATCACTCGAACTAGATATGATGTACGAAGATGGTAAATGGACATCGGGTGGAAACTTATGGTACGATGATTACATACCATATTTCGAAGAACTAATAACCAAATCAGTTATAATTGCAAATGACGCAGATAGTCACCACGCAACTAAATGTTTCACTGATAGTTATCTCAGACCAAACAATATAAAATCTATGCTAGATGTTCCAATATTTTTCAGGGGACAGACTATTGGTGTGATATGTATAGAGAGTTATAAAAGAAGGGAGTGGTTAGACACCGAAGTAAACTTTGCACAGGTACTTTCATCACTCTACTCATTTGCTTGGTCAATCGCAGACGGAAATGACATACAGAAAAACCTAATGGAGATAGAAAGGTTTATGGACACTGCATCACTCGTATCCAAAACAGATAAAAGAGGGAAAATAATTTACGTAAACGAGAAATTTACTGCCGTATCCGGATGGTCACAAAAAGAGGTGATTGGGAAAGATCATAAAATACTTAGCTCTGGTATACATGAGAAAAATTTTTGGGCAAATATGTATGAAACCACAATAGATAAAAGACAAATATGGAACGCAGTGGTCACAAATAAAACAAAGGACGGCTCACATTACTATGTTGATACCTACATAAAAGCCAACTTTGATCCAGAGACCAACGAACACATCGGATTCACATCTATAAGACAAGATGTTACTAAGATTGTAGAAACTTCGATTGAAATAGAAAAGAAGAATACATATTTAGAACACGCTGCAAAGATACTTAGACACGATATGCACTCAGGTATAAATACCTATATTCCAAAAGGAATAAACTCACTAATTAGAAGACTAACACCAGAACTAATAAAAGAAAACAAATTACAAGCACCTATAAGGTTACTTAAAGAAGGACTAACACAGACACAGAAAATATACAAAGGTGTTTACGAATTCACCAACCTCGTTAAAAAAGATAGTGTTCTCGAAAAAGAAACACATAACATAGCAAAGATATTAGATAATTACTTAGAATCGACCGCTTATAAAGATTCGGTAATATTGTCTAAAGATTTACCAAACATAAATGTTAACGAGTCACTTTTCTGTACAGCGGTAGACAACTTAATAAGAAATGGTCTAAAATACAACGATAGTCCAACACGTGTAGTTAAGATATACCCCGATGAAGACACAATAGCAATAGAAGATAACGGTAGAGGTCTCACACAGGAAGAGTTTGATAAATATTCAAAACCATATGCAAGAAAGGCAGACCAGAAAGAATCAGGAATGGGACTCGGTCTGAACATATGTATAGCCATACTAAAAGAACATGGTTTTACTGTTTCTTGCGAAAAACTCGAAAAAGGAGGAACTAAAATAAAAATAAAATACAATACAAATGAATGATATGATTGATTCAATATTACTTGTGGATGATGAGTCACTTTTCCACTTAGTTTTCGAGGACGCATGTAGCCTTTTAGACATATCACTCACATTAGAGTGTATAAATAGTGCAGATGAGGCAGGTATAAAGTTTTCAGAATGGCACCAAAATCCAACAGGAAGACCTGTATGTGTTTTTGTGGATCTAAATATAATCGGATCTACATTTGATGGAATTGAACTTATAAGAAGAATAAACTTCGAATACGGTAACCACGTTGTTATCGGTATAATATCATCCAGCAATGAGGCAACTGAACAAGCCAAAGCTTTACAAGCAGGTGCACAATTCTGGATAATAAAAAACGACGATATAGAACCTAGATTAGAAGACTTCAAAAAAGACTATCCATCCTACGTTAACAGGACAGCAAACTTCAAGATATATAGATAATGAAACTTTGTAAAGACACAAAAAAGGACCTTCTAAAACTAGCTCAGGAAAAAAATATACACCTGGAAGGAAACATACTTAAGGTCATAGATACCGAAGGAGAGGATCCTGATTTTGTGAACTATATAAAAACCGCAACCGATAAAGATAAATCCAGTAGGAAGAAAAGACTTGAAATAACAAAACAGATTCAATCACAGAACAAAGAACTCACCTCTGCCGCAGAGGAAAGAGAAAATCTAATGAATGATATAAAAAAAGCATTCGAAGAATCTGAAAAAAGTAAAGAACACATAGAGGATCAAAACAAAGAACTCACCGAGTGGAAAGAAGAGAACGAAAGAATAAGTGAGGAGTTGAGAAATGCTCTCAGTGATGCAGAACTTTCGAAAAAGGAAGCCATAACTGCAAAAGAAACCGCAGAATATGATCTAAATATATTACAAAAAAGGAAAGAAACCGAACTAATAAGTAATATAGTTAAAGTAGCACTAATGCTTATAGTAGGTGCAGGTATCGCAACAACAGCACTATACATAACAGCTCTACTCACTGGCAAAGACACATATATTATAGGACCCGCCTGGTCTAATACACTTAGTATACTTATTACAAACGCGTTCTCAATAATAGGAACAATAGTAGGTGTAAAATACGCAAGTGGTAAAAATAGATTCTAATATGAAAGCAACCAAAACATCCGACAAAGGAATCGAATTGATAAAAAGATTCGAAGGACTAAGCTTAAAACCATACTTATGTCCAGCAAATGTACCAACAATCGGCTATGGTAACACTTTTTACAAAAATGGTAAAAAGGTAACACTGAATGATAAACCAATAACAGAACAAAAAGCTGTGGAAATGCTAAGACAAAGTCTGGAAAAGTTTGAACAATACGTAGATTCATACACAACTGATTCTATAACACAAAATCAATTTGATGCATTAGTATCATTTTGTTATAACTTAGGACCTACAAACTTAAAGTCATCAACATTATTGAAAAAGGTTAATGCAAACACAAAGGATGAAACTATAAAGGATGAATTTTTAAAGTGGACGAAAGCGGGAGGACGAAAATTAGCAGGTCTCGTAAAGAGAAGAGAAGCTGAAGCAGCACTTTATTTTTCATAAAAAATATAAAAAATTTTGTAGAAATATAAAACTTTACTA